GCCGGGGTGTCGTCTATCCCTACTCCCGCTCCTGAGGCAACTTCTTCTCGTCGATCAACTTGCCGACTAGATCGCTCTTGGGCAAGCTCTCAGGGTCCGCAGGATCGTTCCGGTCCTTGGCCAGTCCAGCCATGCGCTCGAACTCTTGAACCGGCGTAGCCGGCCTCAGAGCCCCTGTGGCGTACAGCTGGCGAAGATCGCGCACCGGACCTTACTTCTTGGCAGGAGCCTTGCGCCGTCCGTTGTCCGCCTTGGCCTTCAGCTTAGCCGCTTTGGCTGACGCCTTGGCCTTAGTTGACGCCTTGGCTTTGGCCGTCACGCTCTTCAAGGCACCATCAATGCCAGAAACCGACTGCGCAACTGCCTCCCTGAAATCGCGAATCAAGCGACGCTTACGGCGTTCGTCATCACCCAGGGCAAACCACGCCGAAACACCGTTCCTGACCGCTTGGCCGTGTCCAGTCTCATGTGCCAGGTGATCCAGATGAGTCACGCCACGGTCATTCAGCAACTGCTGATCAGCAGCCGTGAGCCCCGGGATTCTGGTCAAATCATCAGCCTCTGAGCCTAGTTCGGTATCAGGCCGAAACCGAGGACTCCGCTTCCGAAGTTCCTCAGTAATCGCGGCCGGGGTAAACCCATGCTTTCCGCCAGCCCGGTAGATGTCGTGCTTTTCGACAACGACGCAAGCAACCTTGCCGTTTAGGACCGGCAGGCCCCACATTGTCTTAGTTTCAGCCATCGGGGTTTCCCTTTGAAATCAGAGCGAATCGGAGCTTAGGAAGAGATTGCTCGATAGGCCGGAGTGTTTCCAACACCGGCAAGCACGGCCGTTGCATCGAATGTGTCGGTAACGGCCGCGCTCAAGTCCAGGGTGAACTGAAAGCGCCAGAACTCTTGACCGGTAGGAATCCGGACGAGCCGATGGAACCGGAGCAAGATCAGTGCATCGGTAAGTGCACCGGTTGCGAGCAAGATAGCTCCGCCAGCAGCAATCGAAAGCACCGTCTCGGGGGTTGCCGCAAGGGTGATCACGCTCGCCTCGAACGCCTCATTGGCAACGTCGACGAAAGTGTCGGGATCACCCGAAGAGTCAGGCGGGGCCTGTTGCCAGGTCAGATTGAGGAGCTGGAGGGTTTCAGCAGCGGCCAGACTGGTCCTGAGCGCCATCTCGACTTCCAGAGCCTCATACTGGACACCGACCACGCCATGGGACGACGCACGGCCAGCATTGGTTCCCAGCACCGACACCGGCTCACTGGTCACCTCGGTATTGTCCCCGGCACCAGCAGCGACACCCTCAGCATGAGCCACGGGAAAACGATCCACGTAGCTACTCGGAGACCGCATCATTGAGATATCTGACATTTTTCCACTCTCCGTTCGTGTTTCGTTTCAGCCTGCCTCATCAGGCCCGGTAGGCTATCTCCGGACGATCGCCGGACCCGGAAGGGGAAGAAACGGGTCCGGCGTTTCGGCTAGGGGCGAGGGATTGCCGAGGAAAATCTAGGTAGCCAAGCCTCCGAAGTTCGCGTCGACACCGCCGAAGTTGACAGCAGTCAGGACCCATCCGGCCTTGTCCCGAAGCATCCCGACATCGTGGATGGCGGTGATCAGGTAGCCAATCGAACCCCGGGTGAAGAACGAGAAGACTCCAGACCCATCAGGGATTGTCGCTTCCGTTGAAGTGGTGACCGTCATGCCCTCTTCCTCGGCTACGACTACGTTCGGCATATCAGCCGCAATGATCGTACTGCCGATATTGTTCGGCGTCGCCTCGTCGGTTGGGATGCGACCAGTCCAGAAGATCGGTTGGCCCATCAAGGTACCGGAGCTCTCGACGCTTGGCCATGCCAGGGCGCCGGTATCGGTACGTCCGCTGGCGAAATAGAGGAACTCTCTACGACTCATGAACAGGACCATCCGGGTAGGAGTGATGTTCGCAATCCCAGTGACCAGGTTATCCTGGAGCCTCATGGAGAGCTCAACGGAATGAATCCGAGAAGCCATGCTCTGCGCCTCAGTCAGAACCGGAGCAGCTGTCACATGACCGGAGAAGATCAGGTTGCGAAGGCCCTTGGGCTCAGCGTCGGTGCCGTCTCCGAGAAGTGCCGCATTGTCGAAGGCATCGCCACCTGCCGCCAACATCTCATTCAGGATCACACCGTCGTTGACGACGTTCGAACGCCGGAGCGCCTGAATCGATGCGACGATCAGGCCCTTGAAGTACCGGGCTTTGAAATCGGCAGTACCGAACTCGAAAGACGACTGCACCGGCTCAGACGTTGCCGACTCGACATATCCGAATGTCGCACCGCCGGTCTGGATCACAAACGACAGAGCCCCGCGGATCATCTCCTCAGTTCGGGGACCAGCCGCAAGGACCACGCTTCGAGCACGCAGGAAGGCAAGGAACCCGGCAAGGAACTCGACCGGAATCGTGGCACCGATCCGGGCCGCGTCGTCACTGATGAGCAGATCCGACGCAACGTCGTGCCGGGCCAGCTTACGACCCATAGCCTGAGTGACAATGTGCGATTCCCCATAGAGCGCTTCAGCAAACCGTACCGGGCTCAGTGCTTCGTGGGAGCCGGCCATCTCGGGACTTTTCTGCGACACCGCCGAAAGCAAAACAGCTCGCATCGACCGGGCCGCATTCTGGCCTGGGAACTTCTCGTCCTCGCCGCGATAGGCAGAGTGATCGGCTCTCACGCGGTCTTTGACGCTTGCGCGGACCCGATTCGAACATATCCCGCTATGGAAAACTTCGTCATTGACCCACCAGCTAGCATTCCCAGGATCACCAGACAGGCCCTCCAGCTTGCGCTGACGCGCCTCGACCTGTTCGATGATCTTCTGGAGCTCAGGCAAGCCAGCCTCGACGATACCGCCAGCCACCGCCTTTTGAATGCTCTCGACGGTCAAGGCTTCGCCACTTCCACCGCCGCCGCCGCTTTCACCGGCTCGAATTCCTGTCTTCATCTTCATTTTTCGTCTCCTGCTAGTCAGGTATGATCAACCTGCCGGTTAGGCGTTCTGCGTCTGCGCGTAACGAACTGAAAGCGTCGTCCAGGTGCAAGTCGTCGAGAGTAAACACTTGCGGCTTTGGGTCCTGGTCCCCATCGTCGCTGTTCCCTTCGGGAATCGGCTCCTCAATCAGACTGGCTGCGCTCTTAGCTTCAAGAGCTATGATTCGCTCAAGCCCATTGGCCTCTTTGACCAGGCCAGCCGCGCGAGCCGCAATCAGCAAGGTTTCGTCAGAATCGCCGTCATTGGTGGCAGCTGCAAAGCGATCCCACGACTCTGAATCCAACCCTTCCGGGCAATCACCCTCGGCACTTCTCAGAGTGTGAGCGATTTCCTTATCGCTCACCAAAGTACTTCCAGCCCCTTCCTCGCCCCCTGGCAGCTCCAGTGCTTCGATTCCATCGGCCCCGAGATCCACCATCGCGCCAGCATTGACCAGGTCAAGCTTCTTTGCCAAAGCCTCGAGAAGAGCAAACTCTACAGCTTGCATCGGATCCTCATAGGCCATTGCCATCTGCACCGTGATCAGGTCGCGCAACGGCTTAAGCTCTACAGCCCCATCGTCAACTGCCAAGCGCACAGCGTCAGCATGGCGAGGTACAGGCACGAAGGACAACTCGACAAGCTCATTGGGGTCATCGGCTGTGCCGAGAATGACCGGCCCCTCATCCTGGAAATCTACTTTGCCGACCAGGAATCCGGGTGAGAACGTGTTCATCGCACCGAACTGGTAAAGCCCGAAAACAGTAGTTGCCAGCGGGTTGATATCGTGCGGAACCATCTCAGCAAACCCGATCAGGTTCGAACTCGGGCGACTGTTCTTGTGCCCCGTGAACAACCACCGAGAAATGATCATCTCGGGACCTGAGAACGAGGTTCGATGATTCCAGGCACCGATGGGATTCGAGCCGTTGAAAGCCTCGAGGTCCCATGCCTCGTTGGGGACTACAATTCCCGAACGGTTAGGAGTGGCTGCACTCCACTGGGCTTTCATCACCCGATCAAAATTGACGTCATCCGAACCATGGAGCTCTATGGCTCTCGCCTCAAGCATCTTGCGCTCTTTGGGCTTGATATGGACAGCGAACGATTGCTGACCATAGACATCGACCGACACCATTCCACCGTCCGCCAAGTGCCGAGCAAAGATCTCCTTGGCCTCTGTTCCGGGCTCAGCTCGAACTTCCGCGACAAGATCGAAGCAGACCTCTTCGTGAGAAGCTGTCCAACCAAGAAATTGACCACCGGGGGTCAGATGCAAGCGCTGAAGTCTGATGTCTTTCATGGGCGGCTTCGAAACTAACAGAGGAGAATAAGGAAAGTCAACTCTTTCTCTATCCGATTTCAGAAAGACCTACCAGCACCCCAATCACGAACAGCGGGCCGAACGCATAGGCAACGGCGAAGATAGGCGCCATTGCTAAGCAGACCAGGCCATAGATAACCAGGCAGAAGCTTTGCCAAGTAGTCGGATTAGGGCCTGTAAGGCTCATCGATTCAACCTCTACTCTGCCAGCTGACGATCTATCATCGCCAACCGTTGCTCTACGTCCCCGAGGCCAGTAGCGAGCTTCTCAACACGTTTCACGTGAATCCTTCCCCCGTTCCCGTTGCTCCCCGCCGGCAATGCATTGGCCGAGTTTGAATCGCTATCCCCGTCACCATCACCTCGGCTACCCCCGGCACTGGCAATCCGCTCCAGTATTTCATTGCCAGGAGCCAAGCTATCAACCGGCACCCTGCCCCTGCGTACCAGGAAGGCGCTTCCCGAGTTCTCGTCTTCCATGGCGGCCTGACCCCCAAGTAGCCGGATCTCGTTGTTCGTGAACCTGTCTTCGAACTTCTCCATCACCCGAAGTTGAAACTCCCGGTCTGTATTGACAAATGGCAGATGGCGCACCACCAGCCGTGGGTCGAACTCATGCCGCGCGAGATCCTGTAAGGTCTCCTCAAAATCCAGGACCAGTGGAGTCATGACCGTTTGCAAGAAGATGAACCGCTCCAACTCTACGCCAGACATTCCCAGCCCTGAATTGTCGTCATAGTTCGCTAACATACTCGGGGGAATCCGCAGATGCTGGCGGATAAACTCCCAAATGAAGCGAGAGTACTCCGACACCTTCGCAGGGTCGAATGTGTCGCCAAGCTTCTCGATGGCGAAAGAGTCCCTTACTGGCCCTAGAGAGTCGCCCGAGACCTGATGGAATGCCATACGAAACAGCCGGCCAAGACCCCGATGCTTCCGGTCAAAGTAGCGCTCTTTCTCTATCGGAGATTCTTCCCCCCTGTAGACCATCATCAACGGCGGAGAGTTGTTGTTCCTGGCAAACGTCCCGACCATCCGAGACATGAACTCGGATCCTTCGATCTCATCGCCCAGGGCCTGCGCTATTCCGCGGCCCCGTGCGTAGATGTTTCTCGGATCAGGCTTTGACCACTCAAAGATTTCGCTAGGGTCAACTGGCCCGGCAAACCCCGCGAGCCGATAGTTAGGATCCTGCCCAGGTCGAGGAATCTGAATCACCTCGGTCGGCACCAGGGTCAACGCCTCATCAGGCATAGCACGCGGGTTTGACCTGCCCAACCGCCAGAACGATTCCCCTACTGCGGCATAGTGAACCATCGTCATTCTGCGCAACCGGCGCCCGCTCCAGCGGTGAATGTTTGAGGTCAGGATCTTCTTGAGTGGATTGTTAGGCGGTACCAGCCTAAGGTCATCTGACGCGATCAGATCATCGACTAGATCGAACTTGGCCTTTCCAGCTGGCATCCCTGAGCAGGTGAGAGCATTGACCACCGCCCCCTGGTTGCGAGGTTCATACACCTCGAAGGCGATCTCAGCGAACGCATCAGCGTAAACCCCCAAGGGGCCATCCAGATAAGGGCTCTCCACCAGGAGCTCTAGCCATCTGCGCTTGGACCTCGGCAGGTGCTGAGACGTCATCGACGACAGGTTCACCACCAATTGCCTGAGAGCTTCCGACTCAGGCTCAGGAGCTGAGAACGTAGCCCTGAGGCGGTTCAAGAACCCGCCATAGCCTACGGGGCCAGTACGGCGAGAAGTCCCGTTAGAACGAGCGCCACGGCGTTTGAACCATGCTCCTATGGTCGACATGACGGGCTATAGTAGCACAGTCAGTCGGCTTACGCACCTAGATCGGGCGACGACGCTGATACCAGGTCTCACGCCGCGCGGTATAGCGACAAGCTCCGGCCAATAATGTGTTCTCAGTGTCCGTAGCTACTCCGGTCCTGAGTCGGTGGTAAAACGGCCGTCTCCAGCCTCCCACACCAAGCCACCGCTTCTTGCCCCTATCTTCACTTCGCGTTCCTCTCGCAATTCCCCTGATATGGTCCTTGATCTCGATCTTAGCCGCCGACTAGCACGTCCAGGCCATGACCAGCAATCGACAGCTCAAACGGAGCCCTTCCCCATACATCCATAAACCGGGCAAACGCGGCACGACTTTGCAGCACGGCCCATTGCCCATTTAGGACTCCAAGACTGCTCCCTACGCCGATACACCCGGCAAGGTCACTTGGGACGTTAGCCCGGTGAAACAGGATATGGGTCCGTCCTGGAACGTCGCGGATATGAACCGCATCGTAGCCACCGCGAAAGTACCTCCGAGGTCGGCACTTGTAAGCGCCTTCAGGGATACAGGAAACCATAGCCTGATTATCCAGCCATGGACGCTCTACGGTGTAGAGAACGGCACCGTCCACTGTCACAGACCCGAATACTCCGTCAGGAGTATAGGCGAAACGGCAGAGTTCTAGTCTGTCTGGGTCGGTCATGCCTGAGCTTCGTCTATGGCTATGGGTGAAAGCCAAGAAGCGGATCTAGCCAGGCTAGTCGTCGTCAGGGTTCACCGGCGGCGGCAGCTCTTCGCTCGACGTATCTCGAGCTCTCGGCTCGACCCAGTACGTTACCAGGGCATCCAGCTTCTCGAGATCGGTCAGGATGATCGACCACCGACGGCCCATCTCTGATCTGCCCGCCTCTTCCTTGGCCGCCTTGACATCCTCGCGGATCTCCATCAATTTCCTGTGTACCATCCCATTCTCCTATTCGAGTTTGGTTATACGCTCGCCGAGCACGGCTATACGCTCGGCAAGCGCGGCGATTTTCTGACGCTGTTCGTAGTCCTCGGAACGGTAGCTATCTACTTGAGCCCGGTAGTTAGACACCTTCTGGACCTGGCCATCAAGCAGCTCGCTTATCTTGGCGATATCGCGCTGGAGCGTCTCGATGTCCGACGTCCTGGCCTGCCAACTCATCGCTACGGTTGCGGTGAACGTTACCGCGATCAAAAGCAGCGACACTGGGATCAGAGTTTCCCTTGAGAACTTGCCGTTTGCCATATTCCCCTCTGTTATCTCCCTTGTCGCACCAATACCACACCCCAAGGGCAAAGGCTGCTGCGGCAAAGATCAGCAATGAACCCATCTACCACCCGCCCCTCTCTCTCTTCCTTGAGCTCCACGGAAGGGCATAATAGCGAACCCCATAGGGCCAGTCAAGAGGCCCATTATGAAAAGATGAACTTGGCCTATCCATGCTCCTCCCCTTCGCTCTCTTTCTGCGGCAATCCTTCGGCTCCAAGGTGCTCAAGGATACTGAATAGGCAATCGTAGAGAGCCCATACTGCCCCTCGGCTCCTGCTCTCTTCGGCACTGGCTCTCGCAAGAGCCGCAACCGCGTCCTTGAGTAGCTGCTGCTTTGCAGGTTTTTCAACTTCGCCCTCTGGCCAACACGCAGGACAATCACACCCATTGTGATGATGATACGCGCGACGTACTCTTACCAGAGGCACGGACGGGCGCTCTACTTTAGGGAACGGCGGCGGCTTCTTCATGCCCCTCACCTTCGAGGTACAACCGTTCGAGCTTCTCTAGCACCTCGGCCCCAAGGTGTGCGTCTACCCTACCTCGAACTCTCCTGAATGCTCTATCGACCAGCCTTGAGATAGGGCGCCAACCGGGCAACCTGTGGCGGTACGGCGGCTTGCCTTCGTTGTACTTCTCTACCGCATCTGTGCCAGTGTATATCGTGTCCCTGCCGGCAACCAACAGCCTACCCCCGTGTTTCCCCCATGGCGGTAAATCAGTCACGACGTCGAGCTGCCGACGATTCGAATTCATAAAAGTAAAAGAGCGGAGTACCGTCCTACTGACTAGTGCCCATTGCCAATTTTGACCCACACGGTTCCACATCTTCGCCGGCTCGTAGCCCACGACCAGGTCCGGATAGAAGGACTCCTCATGGATCAGCCGGGCTGTTGCAGCATGCGCCAAGTTAGCCCCCATGGAATGGCCATCCATGAGAATCTTCCAGCCCCGGGATTGCATCTTGGCCGCTTCTAAGATCATCGGCCACAGCTTCTCAACAGGTCGCTGAAACCCCCACCCACACTTGACCCCTTCAGGCAGGCAATCTACCAGAGGATAAGGCGGCGAGATGGCCGTACCGTCCATCTCGCGCAGCTTCACCCGCCACCTGCGCAAAACTCCGGCCCGTGCGTCTGTCGCTATCCAGTCCCGCCAAAACTCCCGACCCTGTGACCCCCTGAAGCCCATGAGCATAGTCTTAGTGGCCAGGTGGGCTGCTGTGTACATCTGCGCACCAGCACCCGG